TCTTGCTAAGATTTACGAACAGATTGACTACAATGAAGAAGCTAGATATGATGCTATTATCACTCGTGGAAGTTTTCAATGGCAAAACGGGATCAAAGACACAGAAGTAGAATTTGTACCTAATTTAAACGGTAGATTTAATGTTAGCTGGATTCCTAATGCTAATTTACAAAATAGAATAATAACTAAAAATGGTATTAAATATCCAGGTAATGAGCATATTGGAGCTTTTGGTTGTGATAGCTATGATATATCCGGTACTACCGACGGCAAAGGATCTAAAGGAGCGTTGCACGGGCTTACTAAATTCAGCATGGAAGATGCTCCAGCAAATAAATTTTTTTTAGAATATATAGCTAGACCTGCAACAGCAGAAATGTTTTTTGAAGATATATTAATGGCATTAGTATTTTATGGTATGCCAATGCTTGCAGAAAATAATAAACCTAGATTATTATATTATTTAAAAAGAAGAGGTTATAGAGGTTATTCAATGAACAGACCTGATAAAGTTCGGAATAAATTGTCTGTAACAGAAAAAGAAATTGGTGGAATACCAAACTCAAGTGAAGATATAAGACAAGCGCATGCTGCGGCTATTGAAACTTATATTAATAATTATATAGGAATTAGGCATAATGGTGAATATGGGGATATGTATTTTAACACTACATTAAACGATTGGGCTAAGTTTGATATAAATAAAAGAACAAGATTTGACGCAGCGATTAGTTCAGGTTTAGCAATTATGGCATGTAATAAAAACTTATATACACCAAAACCTCAAATAAAATTACAAGATAAAGTTAATTTTAGCTTTGCTAAATACAACAATAAAGGAAATATTTCAAAAATAATACAGTAAAATGGCAGACGTACAACAAAAGGGTATATTCCCATCACAGGCAGTGCCTGATGCTTATAAAGCTAGTTCTGAATATGGAATGAAAGTAGCTAAAGCTATAGAGTCTGAATGGTTTAAAAGAGATTCGGGAACCACACGTTATTTTGCAAATAGAGATAACTTTCATAGATTAAGACTATATGCAAGAGGAGAGCAAAGTATACAAAAGTATAAAGATGAATTGTCTATTAATGGCGATATGTCTTATTTAAATTTAGATTGGAAACCTGTACCTATTATACCTAAGTTTGTAGATATAGTTGTAAATGGTATACAAGAAAGAACTTATGATATAAAAGCATATTCTCAAGACCCTTTTTCAATGAATAAAAGAACTCAATATGTAAAAAGCATAGTGCAGGATATGAGAAATGTGGAGCTTTTAAATGCAGTACAAGAAAAATTAAATTTAAATTTATTTAACGGAGATCCTAAAACTTTGCCCGAAAATGATGAAGAGTTAGCTTTACACATGCAATTAGACTATAAACAAAGCATAGAAATTGCAGAAGAAGAAGCTATAAATAATATATTTGATTTAAATAAATATGATTTATTAAAGAAAAGACTTGACTATGATATAGCTGTAGTGGGTATGGCTGCTATAAAAAATAGTTTTAATACAGCTGAAGGTATAAAATTAGAATATATTGATCCAGCTGATTTAATATATTCTTATAGTGATTCTCCTTATTTTGATGATATATATTATGTAGGCGAAATAAGACGTACAAGCATAGTAGATCTTAAAAAACAATTTCCATATCTTACAGAAGAAGATATTAAAAAAATGGAACAATCTGGTGCTAATAGTAGATTATATAATAAATCGTATTCTGTTGAAGCTGCGGAAGATAGTAATTATGTTTATGTATTATATTTTGAATATAAAACTTTTGAAAATCAAGTATATAAAATAAAACAAACAGCTTCAGGTGCACAAAAAGCAATTGAAAAAACAGATGAGTTTAATCCTCCAAAAGACGCAAGATCAAGATTTGAAAAAGTAAATAGATCAATAGAGGTATTATATCAAGGTGCAAAAATTATAGGTCAAGAATATTTATTAGAATGGAAAAAATGTATTAATATGACTAGACCTAAGTCAGATATTACAAAAGTACAAATGAGTTATAATATTGTAGCTCCAAGAATATATAAAGGAAAGCCTGAATCTTTAGTTGGTAGAATGACATCATTTGCCGACATGATTCAAATAACGCATCTTAAGTTGCAACAAGTGCTATCTCGTATGGTTCCTGACGGGGTATTTTTAGATGCGGACGGCATTGCTGAAGTGGATTTAGGTAATGGAACAAACTATAATCCACAAGAGGCTTTGAATATGTATTTTCAAACAGGTAGTGTTATTGGTAGATCCATGACACAAGATGGCGAATTTAATAATGCTAGAGTGCCTATTCAAGAACTAAGAGCATCTGGTGGTAATACAAAAATTGCAAGTTTAATTCAATCTTATAATTATTATTTACAAATGATGAGAGATGTAACTGGATTAAATGAAGCAAGAGATGGTAGTCAACCGGATAAAAATGCTTTAGTTGGTTTACAAAAAATAGCAGCAGCTAATAGTAATACAGCAACAAGACACATATTGCAAGCTGGATTATATTTAACTTTAAAAACAGCTGAAGCTATATCATTAAGAATTGCAGATGTATTAGAGTTTTCTAATACTAAAACTAATTTTATTCAAACATTAGGTAAATTTAATACAGCAGCATTAGAAGAAATATCACAGTTACATTTACATGACTTTGGTGTGTTTTTAGAGTTAGCACCTGATGAAGAAGAAAAACAACTTCTTGAAAACAATATTCAAATGGCTATAACACAAAAAGCTATAGAATTAGAAGATGCTATTGACGTGCGTGAACTTAAAAATTTAAAATTAGCAAATCAATTACTTAAATTAAGAAGAAAGAAAAAATTAGAAAGAGATAGGGCAATGCAACTTGAAAATATACAAGCTCAAGCAAATTCAAATGCGCAAGCAAGTCAAGCTGCTGCTGCTGCTGAAATACAAAAACAACAAGGTGTTGCAGAAAGTAAAGTGCAAATTGCGCAAGCCCAAAATCAATTTGATATTGCAAAACTTGAAAGAGAAGCTGAAATTAAAAAAGAATTAATGGAATTTGAATTTCAATTAAATATGCAGCTTAAAGAATCTGAGTCTGACGTGATTAAAAATAAAGAGAAATATAAGGAAGATCGTAAAGACGAAAGAACAAAAATACAAGCTTCCCAGCAAAGCGAGTTAATAGAACAAAGGAAAAATAATACACCGCCTAAAGATTTTGAATCAGCTGGCTTTGATAATTTAGGTGGATTTGGATTAGAACAATTTGATCCAAGATAACTAAATAAACAATAAAACTATGGGAATAAGAGGAACTAACTTTCCGCAAAACATCTCGGGCTCTGTATTTACTGCAGCAAGTAGTGACGCTATTAAACCACCTTTAGATCATGTATTTATTGCATTCACTGTTTTATCAGCTGCAACATTTGATAACACAGGTGGGCTAGTTGCTGAAACTGCAACTAAATATGCAAATACAGAAGATGCTGCGGGTGATTTAGCTGACGGATCAGAAACAATTAGTGAAGGATCTGGTGGTGTACAAGTAACAAGCTCAAACGCATCATTTCCTGCTGGTGTAACTATTCACGGTAGATATACTGAAATAGATTTAGCAGGAGGAACTATTATTGCATACTATGCAAAAAAATAACATTTTTTAAATAATTATATAATATTTTATCATGGCAGAAGACATAACTAAAGTTTCCGCTGTAGAGGCTGAAGAGCCTAAAACTATGGCAGAAAAAGAAGAAACGGTAGCAGAGAACGCCGGTGTATCACTAGAAGATGGTGTATACAAATTAGATCTCAATAAAGTTAACGAGCAAAATCAAGAACAAGATGCCGTTCAAGAACAAGAAACAAAAGATGGCGTGTTACGCGGAAGCAGCGAGAATGAAGAAGCTGGGCAAGAAACCGAAGTGGAATTGCAAGGAGTACGCGAAGAAGAAGAAATAGAAACGCCTATAATAGAACAAATAACCGATGAAACAGATACAACTAACGAGACAGGAGTGGATGGAAGCACTGAGGTTGCCGACCCCGCACCGGAACAAGAAGAAGTATTATCGGAAGAAAAAACACAAGAACCAGTAAATCTACCTGAAAATATACAGAATCTTGTAAATTTTATGGAAGAAACTGGTGGAACAATAGAAGATTTTGTATCATTAAATACAGATTTTTCTAATGTAGACGACAATACTCTTATGGTTGAGTATTATAAAAAAACCAAACCGCATCTTTCTTATGATGAAATTTCTTTTTTAATGGAAGATAAATTTTCTATTGATGAAGAAATTGATGAAGAGAGAGATGTAAAAAGAAAAAAACTTGCTCTAAAGGAGGAGGTTGCAAAAGCTAAAAACTTTTTTAATTCGCAAAAGGATCAATATTACAAAGAAGTCAAGTTGGGTTCTAAGTTAAATCCTGAGCAAAAAAAAGCAGTAGAATTTTTCAATCGCTATAATGAAGAGCAAAAAACAGCTGATGAATTACTTCAGAAGCAAACATCACATTTCAATAATGAAACTAGCAAAGTTTTTAATAGTGAATTTAAAGGTTTTAACTTCAAAGTAGGAGACAAAAAATATAGGTTCAATGTTGGTGATGTAAATAAAGTAAAAGAAACTCAAGCAGATTTATTTAATGTTTTTAATAAATATGTCAACAAAGATACTAATCTTTTAGGTGACGCTGCGGGTTATCATAAAGCTTTATTTGCTGCTTCTAACCCTGACGCTTTAGCAAATCATTTTTATGAACAAGGTAAAGCCGAAGCAATAAAAGAAATGTCTGCAAACGCTAAGAACATTAATATGGATCCTAGAAAAACTGCAGGTGTTATTGAAACTGGCGGAACTAAAGTTAGAGTTGTCGGTGGTCTTGATAGTTCTAAGCTAAAATTAAAACTTAAAAACTATTAAAAACTAAAACAAAATGGCAGATGTATCATTTTCGTTACCTAGTGAACTTAATCCGTACACGGAGAAAGTTGCTACGTATTCGAATTATTTAAATTTTCACAACGGGGATGGAACTCCGGTAACTGACTGGGCACAACAGTATTTACCAGAGCTTTATTCACAAGAAGTAGAGAAGTATGGAAATAGATCTATATCTTCTTTCTTAAGAATGGTAGGTGCTGAAATGCCTATGGCTTCTGATCAAGTTATTTGGTCTGAACAAGGTAGACTTCACCTAGCACACGAAAACGCACAAGTAAATAACGACGGTCAAATTACGACTGCAGAAGTTCATTCAATTAGAAAAGGACAAACAATTGTACTTTCTGACGGAACGGCTTCGCCTACAGTTATTAAAGCTTATGTAAAATCAATTGACTCAACTACACAATTTACTGTATTACCTTATAAAGGTGGTGCAACAGTTGGTGCTGTAACTGGGTTTGCAACTACAAACGATGACGCGTCTAACAGATGTGATTTCTTCGTTTATGGTTCTGAATTCAAAAAAGGAGATAGCGCAATGGTTGGAGCTGTTAAACCAAAATTCGAATCTTTCACAAATAAACCAATTATTTTGAAAGATAAGTTTGAAGTATTTGGTTCTGATGCTGCTCAAATCGGTTGGGTTGAAGTATCTGGTGAATCAGGCATGGGAGGATATCTATGGTATCTAAAAGCTGCTGGAGACACAAGAGTAAGATTTGAAGATTATTTAGAAATGGCAATGGTTGAAGCTGAAAAAGGAGATTCAAATTCAACTATCGATACTGAAATGGGTGGAACAGATGGAGACCCTGTAGGTACAGAAGGTTTATTCGCAGCTCTTGAATCAAGAGGTATTGTTGCTACTGGCGCTTATGACTCAGTTGGTGACACTATTTCTGATTTTGATTTAATTCTTAAAGAATTAGACAAGCAAGGAGCTATCGAAGAAAACATGTTATTCTTAGATAGAGATTCAAACTTAAATGTTGATGATGCTCTTGGTGCGGTTAACGCAGCAAATGCAGGTCAATCATCTTTTGGTGTATTTGAAAACTCAGAAGATATGGCGTTAAATTTAGGTTTCAACGGATTTAGAAGAGGCTCTTATGACTTTTATAAAACTGATTGGAAATATCTTAACAACAAATCTACAAGAGGATTAATTAATGATATCAAAGGTGTATTAGTACCAGCTGGAACAACATCAGTATACGATCAAATTCTTGGATCTAACATTAGAAGACCTTTCTTACATATAAGATATAGAGCTTCTGAAGCGGATGATAGAAGAATGAAATCATGGATTACAGGTTCAGTAGGTGGAGCTGCAACATCTGGTGATGATAAAATGGAAGTACATTATTTATCAGAAAGATGTTTAGTAACTCAAGCTGCTAACAACTTCGTATTATTCAAGTAAGATTATTTTAAAAGTGTTGGGCGCTTCGGCGCTCAGCCCTTTTATTTAACATTTTTATTATATTATATTATGGCAAAAAAACAAAAAGCAGAGGTGGCTGTTGAGGAACCTGTAACGGTTGCCCCACCAAAAAAACAAGAACCTAAACAACAAGTTTGGGAAAGAAAAGATAGACAATATTTTTTATTAAATGAAAGAGCTCCATTAGTTTATATTCTTAAATCAAAAAACATTATGTGGTTTGATGAAAAAGTAGGATATGAAAGAGAAATAAGATATACTATAAATCAAAAAACACCTTTTGTTGATGAATTTAAAGGAGATGCTAGATTAGATCACATTATATTTAGAGATGGGGTTTTAAGTGTACCAAAAGAAAAAGTTGTTTTACAACAAATACTTTCTTTATATCACCCGGATTTAAATAATAAATATGCTGAAGTTGACAATGAAGCTGCAGCAAAATCTGATTTAGAAATATTAAATTTAGAATTTGAAGCAATGCAAGTTGCAATGGGGTTAGATATTGATCATGCTGAGGCAATTGTAAGAACAGAATTAGGCTCTAAGGTTTCAGCTATGAGTTCTCAAGAAATTAAAAGAGATTTATTTTTAATGGCTAGACAAGATCCTGGATTATTTTTAGAATTAGCTAATGATGAAAATATAAACATCAGAAACTTAGGTATAAAAGCTGTTGAAATGGGATTAATTATTCTTGAAAATGATCAAAGAACATTTAAATGGGGTAGTAATAATAGAAAATTATTAGTTACACCATTTGATGAAAATCCTTTTTCTGCTTTAGCTTCTTGGTTTAAAACTGATGAAGGAGTTGAAGTCTATCAATTAATAGAAAAGAAACTTAAATAGTTACTTATAGTGGTTAGGCCGCTATAAGCGGCTTAATCATTATATATAAGATTATGGCGATTAATGTAAATAAAGTAT